CACCGGCTCGGACAGGTTATTTATTGTGGTAAGGCACAGCTTGCATATTCCAAGCGCAAAGCCGAAGAAATGCTGACTGCCGCTTGAATACGGATAGTACGGCAGGACATACAGCGGCAGACTAAGTCCATCGACTTTGAGTATATTTGCGTAAGAATAGAGGTAGCTGCTTGAATAAGTGGGTGCAGAAAACCTCATTCTGTATCTTCCGTAATCCTCGCCGCTTTTGATTATCTCAAGGGCAAGCATTGAATAGGAAATGTTGCAGCTATCGCAAATCACAAGCGGGGTGTTCGTCTTTTCGTCAACGTAAAATCCCCAGAAACTAGCGGCGGTCATATTTGTGAGCGTTCCGTCAGCGACATACTGCCATGTCTTGCCCGTGGATTTGCCGTCCTTTGTGAATATGCGCAGCTGCCCGAAGTTGTTTGTTCCTGTCGCTTCTTTGCCGTCTATCAGCGGATATTTAGTAATGCCGAAATACTTATCGTCCCACTCAAATGCGCTCAGCGCATTGCAGTAATCTCCGTTCACACCCGCGCCGTAAAACCATCTGTACTGCGATGAAGAATTGCTGATTCTCTCATACTTAAAGCCTACTCCATACGTCTGGAGCAGCGTGTCGGTTTCGATAGTTTTCTTCGAAACCTGCGAGTAGTCGGACAGACTGAAAATATAGTGATGGATATGGCATCGTGAGGTCGCAACAATATGTATCTTATCGCCGATAACATACGGAAAATATGCAAGCCACTGTGGGTTGTTCTCCCAGTCCTGCCGCAGCTTTTCCTTTTCCTCCTGCGGTACATAGTCCGCATTTGTAGTGTTACAGTCATAAAAATAGCCGCCATGATGATAGCTGTTGTCGTACATGGAATCCGGAATACGCTCCGCCGCCGGGAACGGTTCTATGACTTTCTTCACGCTTATAATGCCGCAGAACGGCTTTTCCGTGCTTACGCTTATGGACATGGGGTCGAACATAACGACCTCGTAAATACACCCGTCATGAATATGCTTTCCGAGGAGCCGCACATTTCCATTCGTCAGCCTGCCCATATAAAACCACTTGAAAACCCCGCAGTTGAACTGCGAATCCGGAATATACCGCCCGACAATAGTGTGATACGCCTGCCTGAACGAGTCCAGAGAGCTGCTGTTAAGGTCAGTTCCTCCGCAGGACAGATTCCAGTAGGAATGGTGCATTCCGTTTGTTCCGCCGTCCTTGGTGGTCATGCAGATACAGCTTATTTCGCCGTTCGCACGGTCTGAAGCAAAGTCCCACACATGACGGTAGCCTTTGCCGTTCTCAATGCGGCCGCTTTCGTTGGCGTTGTAAGTGCCTATGCTTGTATCCGTGTTCGTGTTGGCGATTCCTGCGTGACCTATCTCCTCGTTCGTCCACGGGAGCATCATATTGTTGCCGTCCTCGGGGATTTTGTCACGGCAGACTATAACTCCACGAAATGCGGTATAGGCAATGTTTCCCACGAAATCACGCAGCATATTGAAGCTGCGGTCGTTGTCGGAATCCATGCCGATTTCGATGTAATCGGGCGGGTTGAGAATCGTGTCAACGGCATTCGTAATCATATTTTCTTCATGAAGTTCCTTAACCACTTCTCCGGATTTCTCATCAAAAAGCTGAATGGTCGCTTTACCTTTAATCATTCTGTTCCTCCTCATACGGTGTGTAAATAAACGATGTCTGGAAACTGTTACACGGCGCGTTATTCAGCACATCGGTCAGATTTCCGACATCTCCGTCATACAACAGAGTAATGCTCTGAACGCTGCCTTTCATTGCGGAACTGCCGAACGCAAGCCAAATCGTACTGCCGAAATCCCCCACGCCGAAATCAGCGGAAATCGGCTGCAAACGCACAGTTTCCTTTTCGGTGGTGACTATCATTGTGAATGCCGCAGTTTCAATGCGCTCCGCCTTGGCGGGATTTCGCAGTTCAAGATACAGCTTTCTGTTCGATACGTTCACCACGGTGATAGGCGGTGGGGTGATTATCTTCGGACTCCATGCGTCGGTGAATACCGCTCTGACGGTGGGTTCAAGCGTTTTTCTCTCCCTCTCACGTTTAATGAAAGCTGGCATAGGTTCGCTGAACTTGAACTTATGTGACTTGAGAATCTCAAACAGCAGCGTATCAGATGTGCGAACAAGCGACTTTCTGACGGTTCGGCGCATAGTAAAATGAACCTCGTCCTCGCGCACCTCGATGTAACCGTCCCAGGGAGTATCTCCGGCGAGATAAGCGCCAATTACATAGCCCCAGGTCTGCATTTTCGGAAATTTACTCTCTGCGCCATCAGACGAAATCACACCGAGTGACATTGTATTTTGACCGACATCCGATGTGAACGGGTATGTATAAGTCTTTGTGTGCGGTCCCTCGTTGAAATACTCCTCATACCGCATGACTTCGTTTTCGTTCTTTTTCAGAATGAATGCGAGAGTTCCTGCGGCTGAAATCACGAATTTCACAGTCGAACAGAATGCTGCATAAGTCGCTTGAATTGCGTTATATGTAATGCGGAACAGCCGCTGTGACTTCTCCGTTATCGAAATATCCGTGTTGTTTGTCGCGGTTTTGAGTTCCGCAGTGGATTCGCCAATATCTTTGCGTATCTCGTTCGTTTTCTGCTCCATCTGATAGAGATTGTCCGAAATGCTCGGGCGATAATCTCCGACTTCGATAGAGATTTCACGGCGATTGTACGGGTTGAAACTCATGGCGATTATGCGGGTGTTTACGTTGAGGTTGAACGGGTGGAACACTATCTGCACATTGTCGCCGACCGAGAAATTGACGTTCTTGTAGAGCGTCAGCCCGTAGTTTGTAGTACCGGAACGGCTGTCGGTTTCCATAGTCAAATCTGAAACGTTCCGACCGTCCATAATGCCGATGTAATCTTGCGAACCTCTGTGGGAACGTATATTTATTTCTGCTCCGTTGTACTCAATTTCACCGCCGCAGAGCGCAATTAGCTGCATTAAGGCGGCTCGGCGAGTACATTCTCGATTGATTTTCAGCTTTATCGGAACGGTCTGGTCGCAAATTCCGGCGGTCAGCGAAGTGCCTTGTAATAAAGAAATAAGGCACTCACCCGGAGCGCCCTCGAAATCAAATTCAGTCAGCTTGTATTCATCGTTGTTCAGTTCATAGGACTTGTGTTCGCACTCCACGGCGCAAATCGCAATGCCGCCGGAGAGCGATTTCGACACTTTCACAACATTGAAAAGGTAGTTCAGCGTGTCGCTTTTCAGCTGTACCTCCAGTCCCGTGAATATCTCCGAAGCCATTGAGGAAATCACGGAAAACTGAAAGGTGCATTCACCGTTCAGACTATCGGTAAGCGATGCCGAAATCACCCTTGTAAACACACCCCGAACATTACCGTTTTCGGTCACGATTATCTCAACCATCACACCGCCCCCACATTCCTTACCGTCACCTTGTTCTGATTCCACTGTATTCGGGATATTACCTTAGTCAGCGGTACTCCGTCAATGCTAAGCGGAATCGTAATGTCAAAAGCCTGCGCTTGTACCCCGTTGAAGCCTGAAACCGTGCCGTTCATATCGAGGTCGAAATCAGACGGGATAGCGTTCTGCATACTCTTTGAAACGTCTTTCATCTCATCGCCGAAGCCCTCGCCAAGTCCCTCTGCCATAAAGCCGCCAAGGTTGGCGAATAGCTTTGACGGCGAATGTATTCCGAAGAAGTCCTTGATTCCGTCCACGATGCCACCGAAAAATCCGCTTATCTGATTCCAGAGCCACGCGCCTGCGTCAGAAATACCCTGCCACAAACCTTTCAGCAAATTGCCGCCGACCTCCGCCATCTTGCCGAAGTAGCTGCCGAATGCGTCAACAATGCCGGTTATGATTTGCGGAATCGCCTTGACTATCTCCACGATTATGGTCGGGAGATTTTCAATCAGCGCAATAAACAGCTGAACGCCCGCCGCAACGAGCTGGGGAATCGCTCCGATAACAGCGTCAATAACGCTTGAAATTATCTGCGGAATAGCCGCGACAATGGTCGTGATTATCGTCGGCAGATTCTGCACAAGTGCAACAAGCAGCTTGATTCCTGCTTCGATGATGAGCGGAATTGCGGAAATCACCGCCTTGATTATGCCGTCAATTATCTGTGGAATTACCTCCACGATTGCCGAAATGATATCCGGCAGAGCCGTCACAAGCGCCGTCAACAGCTGTATTCCCGCTTCGATTATCTGCGGTATCGCGCCGATGAGAAAATCCACGATTCCCGTGATTATCTGCGGCAGGGCTTCTATTAGGACCGGAAGTGAATCTAAAATACCCTGCGCAAGTCCCGTTATAAGCTGTAAAGCCGCGTCCAAAATAAGTGGCAGGTTGTCCACAAGCGTTTTCACAATCTCAACGACTACCGTCACAATCTGCGGAACAAGCTGCGGAATTG